ATAAAAATACAGTACATTCTTATTTGCCTCTTTATGAAAAATTATTAAGCAGTAAAAAATATACGGCGAAAAATATTTTAGAAATTGGCATACAACATGGAGGAAGTATTAAACTTTGGAGGGACTATTTTATAAATGCAACTATATATGGGTTAGACATTATGTATATCGATGATGTATCTGATTATATTAAAAATGATGATAGAATAATTCTATATACATCAACTGACGGATATGATATAAATTTTTTTAATAACAATTTTTTAAAAAAAGATACTAAGTATGATTTACTATTAGATGATGGTCCACATACATTACAAAGTATGATAGAATTTATTACGCTTTATTCGCAAATAATGACAGACGATGGTATTTTAATAATTGAAGACGTGCAATCTTGGGATTGGATTGATACACTTAAATCTGCGGTTCCTGAAAACTTAAAAAAATATATTAAAATATATGATTTAAGACCTAATAAGGGTCGTTATGATGATATAGTATTCACTATAGATAAACTTAATATTGAACAATGATAATTTTATAATTACTAGTCGTTACTCATCGTTACTCATAAAATCGTAAATATCGTATTCATCTTCTTCAAAATCTTTTTTTGATATTTCATATTTCAAATGAGTTTTTATAAACTTAGCATATTCATTTGTAAGTATGTCAAACATATAACTACTTTCGTTAGAAAGATAACTATTAAATATACAATACTTATATTTTTTAAAAATTTTTAATAGAATACTATCAAAATTACTTTCTTTAATATTTGATGCTAATTCATACAATTGAGCATCATATTCTTCAGGTTCTTTATATTCCTTAACATTACTAGGATTTTTTAAGAGAGAGAACATCTTATTTTCAATAGTTTCTTCAATTTTTTTAGGAATAATGTATTTATAATATTCTTCCTTATGTGCGATAATCTCAGTGTGTGTAATTTTGTTAAAATTTTTGCAAGTATTATTAATGCATCCTGTAGTAAATGCTTTATTATCTGATAAAATCTTATCACCGAGAGAAGTTTCCATATTCAAAATATCCATAAGGGAAAACGTATTCATTTCTTTTTTTGTTTTTGTGCTAAAGTTCTTTGAGTTATTTGAGTTGTCTTGTGTGCACGGATCGCGCGTCGGTTTGTTTCAGGCAGCTAAAAGCGGCTTCGGATAATCTCGTTACTTTAATAACAAGGCTACAGATAAATAATTATATCTGAGATATCAATTTTCATAAATAGTAAAATTTTTTGGAACTTATTGATTATCTATATAAATTTAAAAAATGATATATATAATATTTACACATTTGATAAGATACGTGCGTATTTATAAGAAGACAAACGCTTAATTTAATAAATATTATGGAACCGGCAATTGCATGCATTTGTATGTTTACTATAACAGGAGGAATGTTTGGTGTAGCATTTTATGAACATTGCAAAATATTGGAATTTATTAAAGAGATAGAGAAAAAGCAATTGATAGTAGAAAAAACAAGGAAGGATTTAACTAAAGGAAAATAAGAGCTTCTAGAAAAATGAGTACATAATTAAAAAATATTTAGAAATTTCAAAAAGTTTATAAAATTTTAGAAAAAAATAAATTATGTACTCATTTTTCTAATTTGTTCTAAAATCTTAATTATAGATAAAAAATTGATCAAGCAACTCTTATAAATTATTGAACTCAAACCAGAGCTCCACCTGAAGATGCAAATATCTTGCTATTACTATCATAGTAACAGAAACGTCGCAATTGTCACATTCATAAAATGTCACGATATCATAAACATCAATATAGATTTTGATGTAGGACAAGTATTGAAACTTGTAATTACAGAGAATAAGTTGAAATCAATCCCTAACCTATGGTTATGCTACATAACAAGTCTTATTTTAACAAGAGATACGTTCAACCTCTCTTATGACGATGAGTATAGTCCTGTAATTTATATTAGAAAGATTTGGAAAAATTTATATATTACAAATTATTATGAAATTCAAGAAATAGATGTTTCAAATGTATCAAATACATTATCCAGCGATGATTATATTGAAGAAATCTTACATTATATAAATGATATTACAATGATTCGTAGTAAGTTTCTATTACAATTAATAGATGAAAAATTGAGTATTGCTGAAAAATTGCTATTGAATTGTGAAATGACTATTGAAAAAATTAGAGCTCTTAATAAAATTATTCCAGAAGAATTTCCTAAAGATTTATATAATATTATCTATACTAACCTGATAAAGGCATAATATAAATAACTATTTATATGTGTATATATTTTTTTAAATTGTAAAAGATTTGCGGGAATCTACCCTTGTTTTTATCAATAACGAATGAAATCATATCATTATATATACAATAAATATTATCATTCATTATCTCAATATATATTATATAAACTAATATTACATAAAATGTAAACAATATATCAAATTCTGTTATATTTTCAGTACGATAATATACAATAGCAAATAGAGGTATTTTAAATATAAAATTTATAAAGAAAAAATATAATAGATTGCTATTTTTATTATGATTATAAATAATTATGATTAGAGCGAAAATAAAGAATAATATAGATATCGCTAATAATATCAGAGGATTGAATGGGAATATTTGTAAAATATATCCGATAGAATATAAAACTATCCAAACAGACAAAAATTTATCAAAGGTTATAATTTCGCGCATTTAATATATATAAATATATATTAATATAATATATTAAGAAATGGTCTCTAAATTTTTTTTATTTGTTTCTGCGATAACTAATATTATACTAGTTAACTCATTTGTATATTATAATAAGTGTTCGCTACATAAAAATTTAAATATGAGGTTTTCAGGAGATATTAGTAGAAGAAATATATTAGAATTAATACCAACAACAATTGCGCCTGTTATTATTCATCCAAAATATGTATTTGCTTATAAAGATAGATCAGATAAAAATAACGATGATAACAAAAATAAAATTAGTAAGGTTGCTGTATTTGGAGCATCTGGATATACCGGAGGCGATACTGTAAGAACACTTCTAAACAAAAATATAAATGTTCTAGCGGTAACAAGAAGAAACGTAGAAATAGTTGATAGAAATAATGCAAAAATTAACACATTGGTAATTGATGATATTAAAGATAAAAATAAAATTAAAAAGGTAACGGGAGTAGATGTATTAAAACCTCATACGTTTGATGGTATTCTAAATGGTTGTGACGCTGTAATTTTCTGTGCTGCTTCCAGACCTAAAGTAAAAATTACTGGTACTCCAGGAACAGAAGCATATGATAATATGAAAAAAGAAAATAACACTCTAGATAATATTGCAGAACCGAGCAGTGATGTAGAGGACATCGGATTAGTAAATGTTGCAAAAGAAGCAATTAAATCAAATGTAAAAAGACTAATTATTGTATCATCTATCTGTGCAAAGTGTCAAATTGGAAAAGAAAATTACGGAGAAACAATTGATAGAGGATTCTCAAGTTGTGATGCCTGTTATAAGAAACAAACGGGCGAAGAAAGAGTTCGTACTTTGTATAAAAATGTTCCAAATAATTTAAGTTATACAATTATACGACCAGGTATGTTATCTCCTGGTGAAAAAAGAGGATATAAAGAGGTTGAATTTAATCAAGGAGTCTCTAAAAGTGGTATTATATCTAGAATTGATTTAGCGGATATTTTAGTATCTTCAGCAGAAACGGATAATGGTGCTAGAAAGACATTTGAAGTTTATTATAAAGATACTGCGCAACCAGTAGATATGTTTAAATCATTAAAAACATGCAAAGAAATGGGGAAAAGTGTAAAAGAATGTTTTTTTGGAGAAGGATATAATGATACATCTACATTATCAATTGATAAGATGCTTAATACTAGTATAAAAGGTACCATTTTTCCATCAGGCAATGAAGTATCTGGTTATAATTATGCAAAAATGTTAAGTCTTCTTAAAAAAGATATCTACGAAGACTATGATATTAATATTTTAATGTCTAAAGATATAATATAAAATATATAAATATTACAGCATATTATATATAAAATGTATAAAAGTGTTTTCTTAATTCTTCTACTTATCAATGGTTCTAATGCCTTCACAACTATTGGTAACGTAAATTTATTAAAACTGAGAAATACTAATTCTAATGTAAATTTAGAAAGAAGAGATATTCTAAAAATTGCACGTTTTATCACTCTACCATATATTTTTAATAAATCACCTAAATTTTCTAACGCAGATGATAATTCTAAATCAATCAATGATTTGAGAGAAGAAGCATATAGAATTATTGAAATTATTGATGCGCAAAAAGATACTCTAAATCTTCCTACATTAGGAGACAATACAAAAGAAATTCAAAATACAATCAAAGGTGATAATTTAATGACAAAAAAAGAGGCTAAAAATATTAGTGAAAAAGAAGAGATTAAAGGAACTTTAGATAATATACTTATTAATTTTAAGAAAAATGGAAAGGACAACCCTGAAATTGCTCTTAAAAATTTACAATCATATTGTTCTGATTCAAACGTCATTAAATCAAAAGATGTTTTTAGATTAAAAGAATTATTTGCAGATGGAAAATATGGTATTCTTTTAGGAAAGTTTGACGGATACTATATTACAAATTACAATAAAATGTATGATACAGAAATTAATGAAACATATTATGAAGTAGATGTAAAAATTGAAGCACCTTATAAAACAATGATTTATAATAGTATTCAATTTGACGAATTGTATTATCCCGAGATTTCAGGAGACCCATGTTATATCTTTTATAGATGGATATTTGTAAAAAAAAGCGATAGATATATGCTAGATGGTTGTTATCTACTTCATAAAAATATTGAGTAATAAATCTATAATTTAGGTTGCAGCGTAGGTTCTATATTATTTAATGGTATATTTACATTATTTGAATTATCTACAAAATCCTTTCCTCTTTCGTTTTCTAATTGTGTAAAAGTAGTTCCTTTATAACTACCTAATACTAATTCTGTTTTTTTCTTAGTATTATCTCTTAAATATTCGATAATAACTTTATCTCCAGGTTTATATTTTTTCAAAATTAAATTTAAATCATTTGGACCCAAAATTTCATTACTATCAATTGATAATATAATATCCCCAATATTTTTAATTTTTTGCGCACTATCTCTTATAACTCCTCTTAATCCGGCATCAAACGCAGGTGAATTCGCGGGAACCTCT